GTCTGAACATTCTGGGGAACGGTTTCCACAGTAATTCGTTCTTTCACTTCCTCAATGGCGCCGATATTCATCAACCGTTTAACGGTTTTATTTTCTCGTGCGGTTTTCCATTGAAGCTCTGGAACATCCTGGTTTAAGCCAGGCGCCAGTTGGATCATGCCAGCATCAGTGATAATGCCAAAGCCACCTTCACGCGGCGGGTTTTCAAGCTCAGGGCGATAAGCAATTAACATTTTGAATGTTCAAGAAGAACTGTGATAAAGCTTAACGCCCCTTGCTTGTCTAGGCTCAGGACGAAGCCTGAACGTAGATGACGCTCTTGGGATAGTACAGAGCCACGCCACCCACGCGAGCGTGAGCAGGGACAATGAACTCCAGACCACGCTGCTGAGGCGGGAACAGTTCAAGAGGCTGGGGAATGTGCAGTTGCACTTTCTCAGGATCACGCTTGTACACCACCATGCGGTTGGTGTCCAGCTCGCTGTTACCTGCATCCAATTGGTTGATGGGCTCAACGTTACGGATGTAGGGGTTGGTGCGCAGGAAGTACTCCAGCACCGTCACGTCCGAAGAATCGGAGTTCCGGGTGGTGCTCACCTTGTTGTAGTCCTCATAAGCCATGAGGATGGTGTCAGGCTGTTCCTTCATGTTGGAGCCGTTGATGATGGCGGTCACGCCATAGTTCAGCAGTTCCAGCATGTCATCAGCGGTGCCGCTGGTGGTCGTGAACCACTTGTCAGCAGCAATCACATCAACGGTGCTGTTGTTGAAGAAGCCAGCCAGGCCAACGGTGCCTTCACCGAACATGGCGACTTTCTCAACTTTCTCCTCATAGGCACGACGCACGGCAGAGGCACGACGCTGCTCAAGAGCAATGTTGGCCATCTGAGCAGCACGCAGTTCCTGAACGGTGTAGCCGAAGGAGCCACCGAAGGAGCGGATGTTGATGCTCTTCTCCACCTGGCTGATGTCGGCACGAGGCAGATCGTCAGCAGCGTCCGCAATCAGCTTGAACTCCCCAGTGGAGTCCATGATGCGGTAGGTGAAGGTTTGGGCGCCAGTGCCAGCTTCGCTGGTTACAGGCAGAATTGTGGGATATTTGATGTCGGCATAAGCGACTTCAAACACTTGGGGGCGGATGTACTCAAGCTGGCGCTCAAGAAACAGGCCCGCTTCGTCCATGCGAAAATCAGACATTAGTAGGGCCTCCTATCAAGAATCGGCAGAGAGAGTGAAGCTCGGACCATTCAATTCCAGGATCGCAAGACCAGCGCCAGTAGTGGAGCTGAGGAAGCGAGCGTTGGAGAGGCGAACGGTTTTACCCGAAGCGAAGGCATGGCTGAATTGGCCAGCCTTGCCAGTGCCGCTTGCCGAATACAGAACGCGAACAGGCGAAGCGGGAGTGACGGCGCCAGTGACGTAGACAGCCACAGCACCTTCGTTAGCAACGTTCATCACTTGGTCAACTTTTACGCCAGGACGGCTGTCGCCGTTCAGAGCGGTTTCGTCAACATAGGTGAGCACGTTGACGCCAAGGACAGTGCCAGTAGCGCCAGAGATAGTGGTAGCAGAGTTGGCAACAGTACCTGCGAGGTTGTAAACAAGCAGATCACCGAAGGGCTGCACAACGGCAGTTTCGTTGATGAAGGTGCCAATGGTATTGTCGCGGATGTCCGAGAGTTGACCTTCAAGCAGTGCAGCGTGGGTCAGAGCGTAGCTCTGTTGCACACCGCCAGCAGAAGCAGTCCCCGACGTGGTAAAAGTTACGGCCATGGGTCAGCGCTCCTTAGAGACGGAGAGGGGGGATTTCCAAGCATTCTGAATCTTGTCCATATAGGACGAAGGAGCAGACATTGGAGAGGCGATGGAAGCAACAGCTTTACGCAGGTCTTCCGTGGCAGCAGAATCAACACGAGGCGATTCAGCCAGGGTGTCGAACATGGCGGTCACGTAATCGTCGGAACGCTCCGACAGATCAGCATCACCACGAACGGCCTTGATGGAAGCTTCCATGATTTCGCGAGCAGACTTGCCAGCAAAATCAAAAGCAGAATCAAGGGAGGTGCGAGCTTTGTCAATCAGCGCAATGCGCTCTTCGACAAGGCTGTCAACGTTCACTTGCTGAGCAGCTTCAAGATCAGTCTTGAGGCTTTCCACTTCTTGAGCAAGAGCATCAGCGCGTCCCTCAGCGGAGTCGCACTTGCCCTGCATCTCTTTTTCCATGGCATCCATTTCGGACTTCATGGAATCAGCAGCGGATTGAAGCTCATCGTATTTCTTCTTCATGTCCTCGTAGGACATTTTGGCGTCTTCCCGTTCTTTGGTGATTGCCAGAGCTACGCTCTCGCTCACCTCAAACTCAGCGCCATCAAAATTGACTTTTGCAGTCATAGATGGTTCCTCAATGGGAGTAAAAAGAGAAGGATCGGCAGCATCTAGACGATCTAGATGAAGCTTCACTTGCGGGCCAGCGCGGCCCCTACGAACAACAGCAATGTGATTTCCGCTGATCCCCGTTTGGATGCCATCGTAATTCTCACCGCTGTCAGTCACGCCAGGAGTCGCTTCATAATTGACGCGATAGCCAGCGCTGACCTCCTTCGCATCACCACGCATAATGCGCTCAATGGCCTCCTTGTCAGTGATGGTCATGACTGCACGAACAAAGCCGTTGTCATACACCACTTCGGTGCCACTAAAGCCAATTTGATAGTCCTTTGTATTGGCGCTATCTAATAAAACTGGTGGATGCTCAAGAGTGATTGCTTTGCCCGCAAATGAGGCCAAGCTTTCAGGAGACGCCACTTCATTTTCAGGACGATACTCGCGACGAATGGAACCATCGGCGTCGGTGTAATGTTGCACACCAGTACGCGCAATGGTTGCCCAGGCACGAAGGTAACCCTCAGGAGTTACCTCGTACTTGTCAATCGGCGCTACATCGTAACGAAAACATGTGTCGCTCATGACAATACTCTATCAAGAATTAAAACGCGAGATAGACTAACTTAGGAAATACAGCCTAAGAATGCAGCATATCCAACATCGGCGCCTCACCACCAGGGTGAAAGCGCCCATCCTGTCCATTCAAGAAAGCAGGCAGATCATTGGACAGCGCATGAAAGAAGCTCGCTTGAACTGTGGCATGTCTCAAGAAGACGTGGCCGCCATTCTGTTCTGCGACCAAACCACTGTCTCACGCATGGAACGAGGACTCATTTCTCCTGACTGTGCTGAGATACGGCTGCTCAGCTCTGCTTTTCAGCTCTCCATTCTCTATCTTCTTGGCTATCCCACTTTTGTAGTATCTGCCGTCAGTGAAGACTAGTCTTCGTCGTCTTCTTCCTGAATTTCTGCAAGCTGACTTTCAATGCCTTCCATTACATAAGACTTGGCAATGGCTTGAGCCTCAAAAACCAGCATCTTCACTTGATCAAAATGCTCATCAGGCTTGTCATAAGCATTTGTGACAAAGATGTGAGTCTCATCAAGACGCCCATTTTTGAAATGCTGCTCTTCAACAAGCCGCCATTGCGAAGTATTGCGGTGCTCGTTGGCAGAAAGGATGGCAAGCGCCTTCATGGTGCCAATACCGTCTTCCTCTTCTTCAATCACCCGCACGTATTCGCTCATTGATCTTTAGCGCTTTCAACCATCTTAATAATGCGATTAGCCCATGCCCTACCCGCATTTCCTCCCCATAGCAACCACGCGATGTAGCCAGCGTCATTTTCTCCCCCGCTCTTATTCTTTTCATGCCGCGAAAAGAACGCCGCCATCCTCTTGATAGTTGCATAGCTCACGGCGCCACCACCAGCAAGGTCAGAAGCTCTTGCCACTCCGCTGCCAATGCCCTGCTTGCCAGCTTCCTGGGTGCTGAGGCCGCCTTTGCCGTGCTTCTTGCGCAGCTCTAGGCCGCGACGAGCGGCAGACCGTACAGACGATGGAGGGGAGAATGACTGGGCATCTCCCCTTAGTCCTTTCCCTCTTCTTCTTCCTCCCCCTCTTCCTCCATCGCTTCTTCCTCTTCTAAAACTTGACGAATAAACGCCCGCATGTATTCTTCGCTTGCGTCTTTCTTCATGCTCATGCCAGCTTCAGACATGGCAATTGCAACTGCTTGCTTGTAATTCTTGACAGGTTCGCCGCCGCTGCTCTTTAACGTGCCAGCCTTAAATTTACGCATCACCTTTGCTACTTTCTTCTGCTTTTGTTTCTTCGTCATTCTTTTAACCATGGAGAAGCTAAAAGAAGTCTACCATGCCCACTGGTGCCAATATACCTTTTGCAATAGCATCAGCCCGCGAAGAATAACTCAACGAGTGATTAGTGTCATCGCGCAATGCAAAGTACCCAGGACTATATGACGATGGCAAACATTCAATGTTGTAATGATCTGTTTCGGTTTCGTGCAGATTTGCCAC